GAAGAACAGTGCTAACTACAACCCACTAAACACAACACTAGACATGAGTAACAACGAGTCAATGAACAGTGTTGGCGTTAAACGCTACAAATCTTGGGAAGAAGGACTCAACGCCACTGTAAATACTTTGACAGGAAAGAACGCAGATGCTCGTGGGTATTCAGCAATTGTTTCTGCGTTGCGTAGTGGAGGAACTTCAGACATTTTATCTGCAATTAGTAACTCTGCGTGGGTAACTGGTAAGACAGGTCAAAATTCTTACAAAGGATTTTCTGGGGGAGGAACTGTTGGAGTAGCAAGCCCCTCTATGGGTGGTGGAACAACCGTTATTGCTCCACAGGTTGAAATCAACGTTACAGTTGCAAGAGCAAGTGAGGCTGAAGCACTAAACATGGTCAACTTAGTTAAAAGAACTTTAGAAAAAGAAACTATGTATAGAATGACGGGTAGCAACTAATGGCATCAACATCTAAACCAGTAGGACAACAGGCTGCTGCTGATAAATTTAAGGCTGCTGCTGCTGCAGACCAAAAGGCTCGTCAAGAAGCAGCCATCGTTCGTAAGAAAAAAGAACTTGAAATCTCTCGTGCTAAGTCTGTTAAAGATGCTCAAAAAGCAATTGATAATGCTCGTAAAGATGTTGAAAAATACGCAAAAGAGGCTGCTGCATGGGTAAAAACCTACAACACATATAAAGCACTTTACGGACCAAACCCAACACCTCAACAACAAGCACAACTTACTCAATTAGAAAATAGCGGTAAGGCTGCCTTTATAAAAGAAGGCGAAGCACGTAAAGCACTTAGCCTAGCCACTACTCGTAAATTTAAAATTGAACAAACAATTAAAAGAAATGTTGCTATTGAAAATAGAAAAGAAGACGATGCAAAACCACGAGTTGAGGATGCTAAAAACAATAAAAGAGATAAAGGCGATGTTGTTGCTCCAAAAGTTCCTGGTCCAAGACCGTCTTACATTTATAATGCACCAATGATTAAGTTTGCTTACTTTAATGCTAATGGACCTGCTATTACTTCTTTAGCAAATAAAAGTGCAAACCCAGTTGCTGTCACAGACGCACTCAAAGGATTCCAAGCAGCAATTCCTACTAGAGGTGCAATTCAAATGAGTTCTGAAACTGCATTTTGGATGGCAAAAGAAAAAGCACCATTAGGTGGAACTTATAAAGGTCTAGACCCCTATGGTTTTAGATTTCACTACAACCCAAATCAAATTACGCAAACTTATGGCGGTCTTGGAGGAAAGAGCCAAGAACTTGCTATGTCTGGATTAGACCAGTTAAACCCAGTTACACCACTAGATACTCAAACAACTTTTTCATTTACTATCTATTTAAACCGAATTGAAGATATGAATTTTCGCTATAAAGTAAGCGATACTAATGGCAGTGATAAACCATATCGTTCTACTGACCTTTACAACGAAACGGTAAGTGACAAAGAGTTAAAAGCAATCTGGAATAAAGGCACAATGTACGATGTAGAGCACTTGTTTAAGGCTGTGCATGGTGGGCAAGGAATCTACAAAAGCACATTGCGTGGAGAAACAGCCGATATTGGTTGGTTAAACGGAATTGCAGTTGAATTTCATCTTGGTAAAGGGCTTAGGTATTTAGGAAGAATCAGTGGGTTTTCTATCAACCATATCTTGTTTACAGAACAAATGATTCCAACTCTTTCTACTATCAACATCTCTGTACAACGCTTCTATGATTTCCCTGTTGGAAAGTTAGGTAAGAAGTAATGATTTATTTAGACAGTCGATATGCAGACGGTAAGTTGGTAAAGGGCTACAACACTCTAAACGACTCATTTCAATTGACCGTGTTTAGGGTCTATCCAGAAGCCTTATCTGAAATTTACTATTACGAATGGGTAGAAGGCGACCGCATTGACATAGTTGCTGCAAAACTTTTAGGAGACCCTGAGTACTGGTGGAAAATTATGGACTTTAATCCAGAAATCCACCATCCATTTGAAATTATTCCTGGAACATTGTTGAGGATTCCAAGTGGCATTTAACAACACAGGACAAATGTACCAAGCACGACAAGGTACAAAATTTACAGTGGAATTTCCTGCTTTTAAAAAATTTACTCAACGTCCGTATGAGATTGAGTTAAGACAGAATGCTGGAAGCCACGATATTTTAATATTACGGTATTTAAAGTTTGGGCCTGTTTTTAACAAAGGATTAAAAACAAAAGTATTAGTTCACGTTAAATGGCACAACAGCAATAACGTTGTTGGAAACTTTTACGGTGTTGTTTCGTCTGTTGGAAGAGCCAAGGCTGTTCAAACAGACCAGGAACTTGAAGTCATGTGTGTTGGGACTTCTTTTGATTTAAAAAACTCTAGTACTGGAATTTGGACAAACAAAACTATTCCTGAAGTAGTCTCTATTATTGCAAAACGAAATAACTTTAAATCTGAAGTTACCCCTAGTTCAACTCGATACTCACAGTTAAGCCAACACGGAGAATCAGATTGGGTGTTTTTAAACTCTTTAGCAGATAAAAGCGGGTACTGTCTATGGGTTAAAAACAAAACCATTTATTTTAAAACTATTGATGATGTAATTGATAGTTGTACTGGAGCACAGCCTATTATGTATTTTGAAAACTACATGATTCCAGCCTATAGTGCTCCTGTTGAGAGAACCCTTGACCGTTTTGAGCCAACAACTGGTGATTTTTTAGAAATGCCTAATATAAAAAAGAACTCTAAAAAGACCATTTCTGGTGTAGACCCCTTAAAAGTTAAGGCATACACAACAAGCACTTCACCCAACTCCAAAAAGAAAACACGTAAAGAAGCACCAACTGTGTGGTTTGAAGACTTAGCCACCCATCACGTTGTAAACAGCAAGGAGTTTTCAAAGGACATAGCAGAGGCTCAAGCAGCCAAAGCAAGATGGTGCCATCCAGCAAACTTCTACGGACAAGGTGACCCTAGAATCTCTCCATATCAAATGTTAGAGATTAGAGGAGTTGATTCAGCAAACGATGGGGATTGGCTAGTTCAAAGCGTTACTCACACAATGAGGACAAATGGAACTTATGAAGTTAAAGGGGTTGCCCTTTCAGACGGAAAGGGCTCTACAAAGGCTACCGCTACTCGTAGAAAACACGCTAATTCTGTTCCTATTCTAAATTTAAACAACTTTAAAGACGGAAAATTAACTAACAAACCAGCAGAATGCAAACCTTCAGGAACAATGAGCCCTGAATTTTCATCTGCAACCGCTTATACTATTTCTCCACAGGAATGGAGGTAACCAATGGCAAAAGAAGCAGCCATTTCATTACCCGTAAGTCTCGATTCTTACGGAAGACTCCTTATTTCCTACAACTCAGATAAAATTTGGCAAGACAGGGTTTTGTCTGTTTTAGGCACAAACCTGGGAGAAAGAGTAAATCGACCTTCTTTTGGTACAACAATTGCAACAAGTAACTTTCAAAACCTAAGTTCTTTAGAAGAATTTATAACTCAAGAAATTGAAAATGCTTTTATTGAGTTTTTGCCTTTACTAAGTTTAGACCTAGTTACAGTGACGGAAGATACAACTAACGGCACACTTGAGGTTTTGGTTACCTATCAATTGCCAAATGACAAAGTAGACAAAGTTGTTGTGGCTATCGCTGCTATCGGCAACAAACAACAGACGTATCAGGAAAGAATCTAATGGCTGAAAACGAAATCCCCGTATCTATTGACTATACAAGTCGTGATTACTATGCTCTCAAAGAAGAGTTAATTGCTCGTATTCAAGCACGTATTCCAGAATGGACAGCATCGGAATCGGCTGACTTTGGTTTGGCTTTAGTTGAGGCTTTTGCTTATATGGGCGATATTGCTAACTACTATATTGACCGCATTGCTAACGAGAGTTTTATTACCACTGCTACGCAACGTGACAGCATTTTGTCTATTGCAGAAACGTATGGCTACGCTCCTTCGGGGTATACCAACTCATTAGTTACTGTTAAATTCTTTAATGAATCAGAGTCTGTAGTTGTTATTCCAGCAGAAACACGTGTTAGCGGAGAAGTTGTGTTTGCTGACACTGTAGAAACGGTTACATTTACAACCTCTTCAGATTGCAGTATTGGGCCCGCTGCTAACGGAGCACGTGGAGAGTCTACCGTTCTTGCATATCAAGGCGAGTTGAACACCGTTGAAGCAAACTCTATTTACGGAGTTCAATTAGGCTCTTCTGATGGTGAACCAAACCAAAAGTTTGAAATTACCGATTTTCCAGTTGTTACAAACAGTATTGAGGTCTACGTACAAGGCGGTACGGCTTGGAAGAAGTGGACACGAGTCCAACACCTTTTAGATTATGGTCCAAATGACGCTGTGTATACAACACGTTTAGACCAAGATAACAACACTTACATTCTATTTGGTGATGGAATTTCTGGAGCAATTCCAACTTTTCAATCCATTATTCGTGCAAAGTATGTTGTTGGTGGCGGAACTCTTGGAAATATTGCTGTTGGAGTTTTAGACACAATTGCTAAAGTCCCTGGATTATCTCAACAACAAACAAATGCTTTAGCAGGATACATCGATGTAACTAATACAACCGCTGGTCTTGGTGGCTCTAATCCA